GTTAAAAAGGACTTCTACAAGATGTACCTTAAGCTTGGCGAAAAGAAGAAGCAAAACCAAGCTAAAAATGATTTCTTAAGTTTTGTAAGACATATGTGGCCAGAGTTCATAGAAGGACCTCATCACAAAATCATAGCTCAAAAGTTCAATGATATAGCAAACAGCAAGGCAAAAAGAATTATTGTCAATATGCCACCCAGACATACCAAGTCTGAGTTCGCTAGCTCCTTGTTGCCCGCCTGGATGATCGGGCGTAATCCTAAATTGAAGATTATACAAACAACCCATACCGGAGAGCTTGCCATACGGTTCGGGCGAAAAGCAAAAACACTTATTGATAGCCCTGAGTATCAAGAGATTTTTAAAACAACACTTCGAGAAGACTCGCAAGCAGCGGGTAAATGGGAAACCGCACAAGGCGGTGAGTATTTCGCAGCGGGTGTTGGTGGTGCTATTACAGGTCGTGGTGCGGACCTCCTGATCATCGATGATCCACACTCCGAGCAAGATGCGATGAATCTAACGGCACTTGAGCGAGCGTATGAATGGTACACTTCTGGACCACGACAACGTTTGCAGCCTGGCGGTAAAATTATTTGCGTGATGACAAGATGGAACGTTAAGGATTTAACGGGTATGTTGTTAAAGGCACAAAAAGAAGCGAAAGCTGATCAGTGGGAACTCATCGAGTTTCCGGCGATTATGCCTAGTGGTAAACCAGTATGGCCGGAATACTGGAAGTTAGATGAGTTAGAAACCGTCAAAGCTTCGTTATCACTGGGTAAATGGAACGCACAGTGGATGCAAAATCCAACGTCAGAAGAAGGTGCGATCATCAAACGAGAGTGGTGGAAGAATTGGGACAAAGATTATATGCCTCGTCTTGAACACATCATACAATCCTATGACACCGCCTTTATGAAAAAGGAAACAGCGGATTACTCGGCGATTACCACATGGGGTGTTTTTCGTGAAACAGATGATTCGCCGCCGAATTTAATACTGGTGGATGCCATTAAAGAACGATTAGAGTTTCCCGATCTTCGAAGAAAAGCACTTGAGCAGTATAAATATTGGGAGCCAGAGACGGTTTTAGTCGAAGCCAAAGCTTCAGGATTGCCATTAACCCATGAATTAAGAAATATGGGAATACCCGTTGTTAACTTTACACCGAGCAAAGGAAATGATAAGCATGCAAGAGTAAACTCAGTTGCCCCTTTATTTGAAAGCGGCACTATATGGGCGCCCACTCACAAAGAGTTTGCACAGGAAGTCATAGAGGAATGCGCAGCTTTCCCCTACGGCGACCACGATGACTTAGTGGATAGTATGACTCAAGCGGTCATGCGTTTTAGGCAAGGTGGATTAATACCTCACCCTGAAGACTATAAGCAGGAGAGAATACTGAGAACGAAGCATATTTACTATTAATGGTTAAAAAATTAACAAAAACAGTACCTCCTAAAAAAGGACCTCTATCACAAGGCTTGAATAAGAGTAATAAAAAGGTTACAACCAAGAGGGAGAAACTAAAAGTAAAACATGGCTGATATTGACAAATCATTACCTAACGTTAAACAAACGGTAAATATACCTTCACCTGAAGATATTGAAATTGCGGAACAAGAAAAAATAAGCGAGCAACAAGAAGCAGGTGAACCGGTTGAACAAATAGAAAATGAAGATGGCAGCGTCGATGTTAACTTTGACCCTGCAGCCGTTAATCCAGGACAAGACGAAGGACACTTTGCTAATTTAGCAGAACTGTTACCTGATGATGTTTTAGATCCTATTGGACACGAACTGTTTAACAACTATACCGATTACAAAACATCAAGAAAAGATTGGGAACGATCTTATATTTCAGGATTAGATTTACTAGGCTTTAGCTATGATGATCGATCCGAACCTTTTAAAGGTGCTAGTGGTGCAACACACCCTGTACTTGCTGAAGCAGTTACACAATTTCAGTCATTGGCTTATAAAGAATTATTACCCGCAGGTGGACCGGTAAGAACACAGATAATAGGATTACAATCTCCTGATAAAGAACAACAAGCGATTCGTGTTAAAGAATACATGAATTATCAAATTATGGATCAGATGAAAGAGTATGAAGCAGAATTTGATCAAATGTTATTTTATTTACCTCTTGCAGGATCCGCATTTAAAAAAGTTTACTACGATGAAATTATGCAACGAGCGGTATCCAAGTTTGTTCCCGCTGATGATTTAGTCGTACCCTACACAGCGACATCACTGGACGATGCGGAAAGTATTATTCACATGGTACGTATGTCAGAAAACGAATTAAGAAAACAACAGGTCGGTGGTTTTTATAGAGATTTAGAAGTTAATCCTTCTTACTTAAATGAAACAGAAGCCGAGAAAAAAGAAAGACAATTAGAAGGTGCAAACAAAGGTCGTGATGATCGTATGTTTACGTTATTAGAATGCCATGTCAATTTAAACCTAGAAGGTTTTGAAGACACGGGTGAAGACGGTGAAGCTACAGGTATTAAACTTCCTTACATTGTAACACTTGAAGAAGGCACAAGAAAAATATTATCCATAAGAAGAAACTATGAAGTTGGCGATGTTAAAAGAAATAAAATACAATACTTTGTTCACTTTAAATTTTTACCAGGCTTAGGCTTTTATGGTTTTGGTTTAATTCACATGATAGGTGGATTATCAAGAACAGCAACCGCTGCATTGAGACAATTATTAGATGCAGGAACATTATCCAATTTACCCGCAGGATTTAAAATGCGTGGTATTAAAATGAGAGACGAGGCGCAAGCTCTTCAACCTGGAGAGTTTAGAGATGTTGATGCACCAGGTGGAAATCTAAGAGATGCTTTTATGACGCTTCCGTTTAAAGAGCCGTCAGCAACCTTATTACAACTTATGGGAGTCGTGGTAAACGCAGGACAAAGATTCGCTTCAATAGCGGACCTGCAAGTGGGCGATGGGAATCAACAAGCAGCTGTGGGCACGACTGTAGCCTTGTTAGAAAGAGGCAGTCGAACGATGTCTGCTATTCATAAAAGAATTTATTCAGCCATGAAAAGAGAATTTAATTTACTTGCAAGAGTTTTCAAACTTTATCTACCACCCGTATATCCATACGATGTTGTCGGAGGGCAAAAACAAATCATGCAAACTGATTTTGACGACAGAGTAGATATTTTGCCAGTTGCGGATCCAAATATATTTAGTCAAACTCAGCGTATCTCCCTTGCGCAAACGGAATTGCAATTGGCAACCTCAAATCCGCAAATTCATAACCAATATGAAGTTTATAGAAATATGTACGAGGCATTAGGAGTAAAAGATATTGATTTAATATTAAAAAGACCTCCAAAACCCATGCCAAAAGATCCAGCATTAGAACATATTGATGCATTGGCAAGTTTACCTTTTCAAGCGTTTCCAGGACAGGACCACAGAGCACATATTACGTCACATTTAAACTTTTTAGCTACTAATATGGTTAGAAATGCACCTATGGTAGGCGCTGCAATCGAAAAAAACTGTTTAGAACACATTTCTTTAATGGCACAAGAGCAAATTGAGCTAGAATTTAGAGAAGAATTGCAACAATTAGCACAAATGCAACAAAATCCACAGTTTCAACAACAAGCCATGATGATGCAACAGAAAATTGAGTCTAGAAAAGCTGTTTTAGTCGCTGAAATGATGGAAGAGTTTATGAAAGAGGAGAAAAAAGTAACTTCTCAGTTTGATCACGATCCTATTGCAAAATTAAGAGCAAGAGAGCTTGATATTAGAGCAATGGACAACGAATCTAAGAGAAAAGCGGCAGAAGAAAAAATTAATTTAGATCGTATGAGAGCGATGATGAATCAAGGAAATGTTGAAGATAAATTAGATCAGAATGAAGACTTAGCTGAACTAAGAGCTGAAACATCTCTTGAAAAACAAGAAATGGCTGTTGATTCAAGAGAAAAATTAGCTAGAATGCGACCAAAAACAAATGGAAGGAGCAACTAATGACAGTAGGTAAAGGTTATGCACCATTAGGCAAATCAAAAGTGATTGCTACACCGGATGCAAATAAAAACAATAAACCTGTTGCAGTGAACAAGGATAAAAAAGATACAAATCCTGTAGCTGGAACAAGAGCCGCTAGACCACAAAAACCCGTAACTTGGTATTAATATGGCTTGGTTTGGATTAGCAAAAATAGCATTACAAGCGGGTGGTAAAATATATGCCAACCGTCA